CCTGGCGATGATAAAAAATACAAATGGAATGAAGAAAATCAACAATGGGATTTAATATAAAATGACTAGTACGGTAAAAACAAACACAATAACAACAGCGACAGGAAGCACTTTAACCATAGGTGAATCAGGTAAAACAGTTGCTTTAGCGTCTGGGGCATCGCAAACAGGTTTTGGTAGATCAGGATCAGTTGATTGGCAAACAGGATCAATTAAAACAACAACTTTTACGGCAGCAGATGGCGAAGGTTATTTTGTAGACACGTCTAGTGGAGCAGTGACTGCAAATTTACCTGCAGGTTCAGCAGGTGCAATAGTTGCATTTGCAGATTACACAAGAACTTTTAATAATAACAATTTAACTATTTCACCAAACGGATCAAATAAAATTGGTGGTATAGCACAAGATGCAACATTAGATGTTAATGGTCAATCAGCAACTTTTGTTTTTGTTGATGCTACTGAAGGTTGGATTAATGTTCAAGAAACTGAAACATCTCAAACAGGTGTAATTCCTTCATACTCAATAGAATATTTAGTGGTAGCTGGTGGTGGATCTGCTGGTTCAGGTGGTGGAGGAGGTGGTGGTATGAGAACTACTTCATCAACTTTTAGTCAAGGCACAGTTTTAACAGCAACAGTGGGTGCTGGTGGTACCGCTACTTATGTAGGTTCTAATAACAATGGAACTAATGGTGGAGATAGTTCTTTAGCTGGTTCAGGATTTACAACTTTTACATCCACTGGTGGTGGTTATGGTGCATTCAATTATGGTGCTACTACAGACAGTCAAGGTGCCGATGGTGGAGCCGGCGGCGGTGGTGGTAGAGATTCAAATGGTTCATCAAATTATGATGGTGGTTCTGGTAACACTCCAAGCACAAGTCCATCACAAGGTGCCGACGGAGGTAATGGTGGATCTGGTGGTTATGGTGTTGGTGGTTCTGGTGGTGGAGGGGGAGCTTCAGGTGTCGCTGGTTCTAATGGAAGAAGTCCAACAGCTCCAGCTACTCGAGGCATGGATGGTGGAGATGGAACTCAATCAAGTATTACTGGTGCTTCCGTTTATTACGCAGGAGGTGGAGCTTCAGGATCAAACTTAGACCCACCTACAAGTGCAGTAAGTCCAGCTCCTTCCGGTGGTCAAGGTGGAGGTGGTGATGGAAGCACTGCTGCTAATGCGGCTGGTGGAACAGACGGAACTGCTAATACAGGCGGTGGTGGAGGTGGTGGTGACCAACCTTCAGGAACAACTAGAAGTGGTAATGGTGGATCAGGTGTAGTTATTTTAAAAATGGCTACTGCTAATTATACAGGCACAGTAACTGGCTCTCCAACAGTAACAACAAGTGGAAGTGATACAATTGTTAAATTTACAGGAACAGGCACATATACAACATAGAAAAATATTATGGCACATTTTGCAAAAATAGGATTAAACAATAAAGTTATAAACGTAGTAAGTGTTCATAATAATGAATTATTGGATGCTAATGGAGTTGAACAAGAAGTTTTAGGGTGTCAATTTTTAGAAGGCATAACAGGTTGGGCTGTATGGAAACAAACTTCTTATAACGCTAATTTTAGAAAACATTTTGCGGGAGTAGGTTATACTTATGATGAAGATAGAGATGCATTTATTGCACCTAAACCTTTTAACTCCTGGGTTTTAAATGAAGAAACTTGTAATTGGGAAGCTCCGGTTGCAAAACCAGATGAAGAAAATCTATATAAATGGAGCGAGGAAAATCAACAGTGGGAAGTGGTTGACAATTCTTAATAGTTCTTTATAAACATTATTAAAAGGTGGTGCATGAAAGAAACTTTAAAAGATTATATACTTCATTTAGATAATTGGGTTCCTAAAAATATTATAAATAAATCTGTATTAGAATTATCTAATAATAAAACTTGGCAAAGACACACCTATTCAAATAGTAAAACTTTTATTGCAAACAGTAAAAATAAAGATAAAGAACTTGATGTTTGTTTAGGAGATAATTTAACTTATCTAAAAGAAATACATGATTTAACTTGGAAAGCGTTAGAAAAATATATTGTAATAGAAAAAATAAGTGGAGATACTTTTAAAGGTTGGAGAGGATTTAGCCAAATAAGATTTAATAGATATAAAAAAGGTCAGATTATGTCTAGACACTCGGACCATATCCAATCTTTATTTACAGGAGAACAAAGAGGTATTCCTATTTTAAGTATTGTAGGTGTTTTAAATGATAATTATGAAGGTGGAGAATTTATAATGTTTGATGATTATGAAATTAAATTTAAAGCGGGAGACTTAATTATATTTCCATCTGTATTTTTATATCCACATTTAGTTAAACCAGTAAAAAAAGGAATCAGATACTCTTTTGTGTCTTGGTGTTTTTAATGAAAGAACCTTTAATAAATAATATTTTTCCAACTCCTGTTTATATGACAGAAATGGATAGACCGTTTACTAAACAAGAATTAATTTTTGTAAAAGAACAAAAAAAACATTGTGATAAAAATGCAGGAAATATTAAGACAAAAGATAGTTATATTTTAAATAGAAAAGAATTTAAAAATATTAAAAAGTTTTTGACTAAACATTGTAAAAATTATTTAGACACAGTTATTTGTCCAAAAAATAATATTGAACTTTACATAACTCAATCTTGGTTGAATTACACTGAGGCTGATCAATATCATCATAAACACGAACATCCTAATTCAGTAGTATCTGGTGTGTTATATTTTGATTCAGATTTTGAAAATGATAAAATACTTTTTAGTAAATCTAGTAGTACACAAATAAAACCTATAGTAGACAACACAAAATTTAATTTATGGAATTCTGAAACTTGGTTTTTTTCTGTAAAAACAGGTCAATTAATTATGTTCCCTTCGTCTACAATACATCAAGTGGAGACAAAAAAGGGTAATAATACTAGAATAAGTCTAGCTTTTAATACTTTTTATAAAGGGACCCTTGGATCGAATACTGCTTTAACAGAGTTGATACTATAATATTATAGTATATAATCTTTAGATGGAGAGAGTGTCACCACCATAACACCACACTCTCTCCTTTTAAGGATATATTATGTTAGGATTAAGTGCATTTTCAGAGTTTCCATTTGCTACAGCAGGTGAAGATAGAAACGTAACTATTACAGCTACTAAAACATCGTTAACGATAACGATAGGTAGCATTGGTATTGTAGCTGACTCTATTACTGAGGGGGTTACGGCGAACCCGTTAACACTTGGTTTTGGTACATTATCCATATCTGGAATAGCTAATTTAAGCGCTACAGGCAGTCCACTGACCCTGGCTACCGGAACAGCCACAATTTCAGCAGATGCCAATATGTCAGTCTCTGGAAACGCATTGACTATGTCCACGGGTACTGTTACAGTAACGGCAGCAGCAAGTGTCGACGTTACTGGTAGTGGATTAACGCTAGCTACTAAAGACGCTACTGCTATAACATGGAGTGCAATAGTGCCAGGCGCAACTATGGTCTGGACACCAATAGAACCTTATTAATATGGCATCAAGTTTTTCTACAGATACTAAACTAGAACTCATAGCAACCGGTGAAAAAGCTGGTCTTTGGGGTACAATAACAAACACAAATTTACAAATATTAGAGCAATCAGCCACAGGATATTTAAGTCAATCCATGGCCTCTGGAGATGTTACACTTACTTTAACCAACGGTGCTACTTCAGATGGTAAAAATGCTTTTTACGAATTAACTGGAACTTTAACTGGTAATAGAACTTTAATTATGCCTAGCGGTGCAGAAAGATCTATTATCGTAAAAGACTCTACAACAAGAGGTAGCGGTGCTACACTCTTTTCTTTATCCGTGCAAACAGCTAGTGGAACTAGTATCCCTATTCCGATAAACGCAACTGTTGCGGTTGTATCAGATGGCACAAACATGAAACTGGGCTTACTATCAAAAGGTTTTGGAACTGTAAACTCAGCGTCAGTAACAACTTACATAGCAGTTGCTGGTGACCAACTTTTAACAAACACAACAACTGCAGGGATTACAATTACTCTTCCTACTTCAGCTGCAACCGGCGATGAGTTAGTGATAGTAGATGCTAGAGGAACGTTTGGATCTAATAATTTAACAATCAATAGAAACGGTCACAACATAAATGGATCTGGCGCTAACTTAGTTTTGTCAACAAATGGTCAAGCTATAACTTTAGTATATGTTGATTCAACTCGTGGCTGGGCTTTTAAGACAAACACGGCATAGGAGGATAAATCATGCCTCTTACACGAGTTAAATTTTTACCTGGAATAGATAAACAAAACACAACTGTCGGAGCAGAAGGACGTTGGGTTGATTGTGATAATGTAAGATTTAGATATCAACTGCCAGAAAAAGTAGGCGGATGGTCATCTTTAGTTACAGATACTATTGTTGGTGTGGCCAGAAAAATGTTTCCGTTTGTAGATTTAGATGGAAACCGATACGTGGCCATCGGAACAGATAAACTTTTATTATTATATTTTGAGGGTCAGCTTTATGATATCACACCATTAGACACTCAAATAACAAATGCAACTATACAAACATTTTCAGGCTCTAGTTTAGTAACAATCACAACTAGCGCCGCTCATGGTTTAGAACCCGGTGACATTGTTTTTTTAGATGATACTACATTACCAGGCAGTAGTGGTTACTCTACTTCTGATTTTGATGATAAAAAATTTCAAGTTACGAATGTTTTAAACGCTACACAGTTTCAAGTAACAGTTACAACGTCAGGCACACCAGCAAACGCTGGCCCTGGTGGCAGTATAGATATTGCACCTTATGTAAGAATTGGTCCAGCTGCACAATCATATGGTTATGGTTGGGGTATATCAGAGTGGCAAGGAACTGTGTCTGGTGCTGCAACATCAACTTTAAATGGTGCATTGTTAAATGATACTAACGGTACAGGTGGATCTGGAACAAATATTACACTAACTGCAACAACAAACTTTTCTTCTGCAGGAAGAATTTTAGTTGAGTCAGAATTAATATCGTATGCATCTATTGCAGGTGCTAACTTACAAACCATTGTAAGAGGAGTAAATGGAACAGACAAAGCCGCTCACTCAGATGGCACAGCTGTAACAGACGCTACAAATTTTTCTGATTGGGGTGAAGCTACAGTTGCATCAACAGTGCAACTAGAACCAGGACTTTGGTCACTAGATAATTTTGGACAAGTATTAGTAGCAACGATTGCTAATGGTAAAACATT